AATGGCTGCTTCAAGAGACCTGATCGATTTTGCTGTTGGCGGCAAACAAGCAAAATGGCTGTCAAAGGTATTTATGTTTTTCAACCCTACTATTCAAGGGTTGCGAGCTTCTGGCAGAACCGCCAAAAGAAGTCCGGGTTTGTTTGTCAGCAGAATACTTGCGTATTCAATAGCTCCTTCTTTGTTCCAGTGGATGTGGAATTACGCTTTTGACGCAGATGAGGAATACGAAGAGCTTCCAGATTGGGAAAAAGCTTACGCATGGAATATACGCATGCCAGGTACTCGCGATATTTGGATTCGCATTCCTAAACCGTTTGAACTGGCTGCTCCAGGCACAATTGCCGAAATGGTTATGCAAGACCTGTTTTCTAACTCTCCAGATCCGTATTCGGGCCTTCCAGACGTTGGCAAGACGCTTGCGGGCCCAATTGGAGCAGTAAAATCGCAACCGCTTGGCATTGGCACTCCGATTGTTTCCAAGATGTCTAATTACAACTTCTTTTTCAACGATCAAATTATTCCTGCGTACGAAATCAACAAGCCTTTGCACAGTCGCAATTACAAGTCAATGGAAAAGCAGCCAGCATGGAGTCAGACACGTGTAGGTTCCATTTTGACTGGTTTGGCTACAGGTGATTTGGTCGGTGAGCAGTCAGTGCTAAGCGATATTACAGGCGGCGAAAAACAGGATCCCCGCATGGTAACTGCAATCTGGAGTTCTATGGCTGGAATTACAGGGCAAGAAATTTCCAAGGGCTATGAAGCAGCCACCAAGCGAGACGCTAAAAGCATTGGCGACTTTCTTAAGTACGTTTCAGGCCGTATCATTACTTGGGATGACAAGCCCGCACGCAAATCTCTTGACAAGTATTACGACATAGCATCGAAACTGAATCGGTTTCCTACTGACCAAACTGACCACATAACCCTGATGATTGCTCGGTGGGAAAAGATTGAAGATGCAGAAGAAAAGGTTTTGCACGGTAGAGCGCTGGTAATCCAGGTGCGCGAATACACTGCAATAAACGAAATGCTGATTAAATCGGAAAAAGAAGTAGCTGGAATTGAAAGAAAGGCAGGCTTTTAAATGCCCAGACCTAGAAAAGAACCCACAGAATCAATCAGAATACGCACAGAAACTAAAAACACAATCAAGGTTGTGTCGGAACATTTTGGCATTCCGGTCGTAGACGTTATAGGTGCCATTGTTGATAGGTTTGCCAAAATGGGAGAACACGACAAGGCGTCCTGGCTTGGCACTGAAGAGGAAAAGCTTGAGCCTAAAATGGTTAATGGGATGATGCTTGGCAGCTATCTGCAAAAAAAGATGGCTGAATAAAAACACTCCCCCCGCCGCGAGCAGCAGCAGGGGGAGGAAGGGGGAAAAAGAGAAGAGTTCTTTAACGCTCGGCGTTGACGTAGACGTAGTCCACCACGATTGCGCCCATAGCATCATGCGATGCCAGGATGAACGGGTGGAGAATCTGGTCGCTAAGGTTGGTGTTAGCCACCTCATCAACCTGTGACCCGTCAAAGTAGAAGTAAACCTTTTCCGTGCTGCTATCGTGTCTGATAGCAAGGCGGTGGAAAGTGTCAGAAACCACCTGTGCGCCAGTCATGCCTGCTGCACCGTTGGTGTTTGCAGTGTGGCTGGTGTTGGTGGTAACGCTTGCTTCAAGCAGGCCGTCAGTGGTGGTGCCTGTGTCGTAGAACATCATCACAACGTCTTCGCCAGCAGCACCCGTGGTCTGCGAGATGGTGTCAGTGACACTAACGTCTTCCTGAAGACCGAACGCAAAGGTGCCGGTTGATTCAAGAGTGGTCACCTTCACGCGGGCTTCGACGTACCAGTCGCCAGCGTCAACGTCAATGCTGCAAGACGGGATCGAAAGACCCTCAACTGCATCACTAGCGGTTGTAAAACTGATCGACCCACCCGACGTTCCGCCCATAGCAACCGCCGTCTTAGTTGCGTCGGTGCCAGCAGTCGAGACGAGAACACCGGGATATTCTGCAATACCACGGTTGCCGCCATCTGTGTCGGTGTTGTTCAGGCCAATTGTAACAACACCCAGGAAGTCTTCAAAGTACTCGAAATTGTCTGACGAAGGCGACATGTCGCCCCGCGAGAGTTCCTGTCCTCGATATGAAACCAATCCATTCATCGTATTTGCCTCGTCTTTCTATCAGTTGCTGTAGGAGCTAGTTGCGAGGATGAAGTTACGACGCCTGTCGGTACACATGAGGTTCATCGTGCAGTCCACGAAGGTCTGGAACACGGTGTGCTGGTTGGGAGCGGTCGTGGGACCATCTTCCTTCATGTATTCGCCGGACAGGAACACGGGCTTAAACACGCCCCAGTTGATGCCGTAAATCGGATCACCAAGGGTGTTTTCAAGGTGCGGGACCCAGGTCACGGGGACCTGACGGAACAGCAGCTTGCCATCCTTCGACGCAATATCGTTGCCGAGGTTGTCATTCTGAGATTCCAGAACTTCTTCCAGGGGTCCAATCACGTTGTAGTTGGTGTAATACCCGTAACGCGACCCAGTGTTGTAGCTGGGAATGTCCACGGGAGACTTAAACTGGGTAAAGGTCGCTGCCTTACGCCAGTCACGAATCAGGTCAGTCGAACTGACTGCGGCGTAACGTGCCGAGTAGTTCTTCCAGTTCGTGTAGGTGGTGGGGTTGATGTCTGCCACGGTTGAACCGTAAGCCGCACCACCAGTAAAGCCTTCATCGCTGCCGCCACTGGTAATCCAGTACTTGACGCCATAAAGCTTTTCGGTGTCGGATGCGCTGTCCGGGCGAGCCCAGAAGCGAGTTTCCATGTGCTTGGCAAGGTCGATCATTGCGTCTGCACGACGAATGCGGACAAGTTCGACAATGCGTGCAGGATCACGGTTCATGGCAACTTCGCGACGTTCAATCGCGTAGTTGGTCGTGAGGTGACGCCAGGGAGCAGACGCAGTCTGCATGACATCACCGACGTTTACGGAGTCAACCGCAAACAGTCCGGTATCCTTGGCTGCACCACTGGTGTCAACCATCACGTTCCACTGAATGCCATAGCCGCTCTGATAAGAGACCTTTTCGGACTGGAGGATGCTCGGGAGAGCAACATACTCCTGAATGTCTGAAGCAATTTCCGTCCAACGGAGCTTGCCCAGATCCTTCTGGGTTACCTTAATCAGATCAGCAATATCGTCGGCCTGAAGAATAGCCATTTGCTAACCTCTTTACTCAAATGTCTCCGAGATTGATCCCAGCATTCCGCGTTCCCTCATAAGCTTGGCCACGCTCTTTTCCGCTTCCTTGCGGGGGTCGAGCTTTCGTCCTGTTCGCTTAGTTGGTCGCGCAGTCTTCTGGTTTTGGCGCTTTGCCATCTTGGAGTTGATTTTCTTTTCAGCAAGATCCTCAATCTGGTCAGCAAAAAAGGTTTTTACTGCTTGATTGAGAAGCTTATCTGGGCTCGGAACGTCCTTACCCAGCTTTTTGTACCCAGCCTTGAGAAGGTCAATCTGTTCAACGACCTTGTTTCGGTTGGCCACTTGGTCACCACTATCCAAAAGTGCAGTTGGCCCCTGGCCTAGAAGGTCGGCAAATTTGTCATCGACCTTCGAGAAAAGCTGGTCTTGCGACGCAGCGCCCAGTTGCGTTTCCAAACTCTGGATCTTGGAATACAAGCCCTCACTGACCTTTTCCAAAGCTTTGAACTGCTCGACAATGTCGTTGTCCCAGCTTTTTTCGTCAATAGTGGACTTGTAAGTGTCGCCAACGGGAAGCTCCGCAGTGTTTTCTTCCGTTGCCTTTGGCTTTACGCCTTGTTTCTCGAACAAGTCGAGAGCTTTCTTCAAAGCCTGCGGATCGCTTTGGAATTCTTTAAGTGATTCGTCATCAATGCCATATGCCTTTGCGCTTTCAAAAACGGCTTCTTCTTCGCCGCTTCCAGCCTCAATGACATGGGCTATATCCAGGTCTTCTTCGCCTTCATCGTCTTCTTCTTCGGGATCTGCCAATTCAGCGTCCCAATCCACGATTTGTGGCTCTTCAAAATCCAACGAATCCTTAGGTTCGGTAGATTCTTCTGTCTCTTCAATTTCTACTTCTTCGTTTTCAGCCAATTTAGTCTCCATATCCAGCGTTGCGGTCGTGCATGCCGTGTGCTTTTAGATACTTCTTCCTGTGTGCCCTAGATTCAAAAATTGCTTGCCCAGTTTTGGCGTCAAACGATGTAGGTACGCCCATTTTTGATGCCGCTTTCATTGCGTCTCCAATTTGGCTTGGATGTACGCCTGCGCCATCAGATTTCATAGGCCATGTACCACACGATGCGGGTTGACCCATTTCAGCCGGGTAGTCTCGTACCCACCTAACGCCTTCGTTATCGACATAAGTGTAATCTTTGCAAGTATTTTTTTCCATTTGCGCCACAGTCCAACACACTTCAAGCGTGTTGTTGGTGTTTTCGTCTTTAAAACAATAGATCACGGCTGTGTCGCCTTTCTCATTTCAGAATCCTGGGGCTTGCTTCCCATAAGGGCCCTAGACATTACATTATCCCTATCTGCCCTGCCCATTCCGCCCACATTCTGACGCGTGTAGGTGCGTTCTGCAGGCCCACCCGCTGCAGAAGGTTCTGCCGGTTGCACTTGCGGCGTAGAATCGTTAACCAAGTCAGCAATTTCGGGGACGTTCGAGTATTTAGCAGACAATTCAATGAACTTGTCAAAGTCAATTGTCTTGCCTTGCTGGGCCATAACGGGCGCCATGGGAATAAGCACGTTCGAAAGCATGGCATTGAGGGTCTGCAAGCGTTCTGCTGGGCTTCTGCTTTGCATCGAAAAGGGAACAATGTCAATTTCGTGCTCGTAAAAGTCCCCTTCACGGTCTTCAGGGCTAAACGAAGTGTCAATTGCCATATCCTTTGAAATCTGGCGTGAGACTTCGTAGTTACTGGCAGGATCATGCCACAAATACCAACCCATGGCTCTAATTACGTCTCTTACAGCACCGCTTGTTCGTTCTTGCATGTCGATAATGCGCTGACTGCTGCTTGAACGGACCATTTGCTCCTGGCCAAGAGTGTCTGCAACAGGCGAAAGACCTGCAAGAGTGTCCAAATTGCCACCCATGTAGGAAAACATGTCACGAACCTGCAGCAAAAACGCCAGACTGGTCTGGTCAATGCCCCCATACTGCATTTCTTTCGTTGCTTCTGGCCTGTCAGAGCGAATCATGTCGCCGTCATCGGCGTTCAAAATACGTTCGCCATCTGCTTCTGCGCCAGATTGCACGATTGTGACCGTCTTCTGTCGCTCTGCCTGTCGGCCAAGCTTGCGAAACATTCTATTGGAAAGGTCGTTTAGATCTGTTAGAACAGAAACAGGCGGGAGGGGCATAATACTGCCCGGAACGTCATTGTAACGTAGGAGGTGATATGGACCATACTCCGGACCATCCCAATCGCGCTCGTCTAGAGGCTCTTTATGAGAAATTGATCCGTCATCATTTGAAGCTAAGAGGACCACGCGATTCTCAACAGGAAGCCAAATTTCCCACAGTTCTACGGTTTCC